CAGCGCGCCAGAGATCATCATGGCGACGGCGCCGGAAGCGGTATCGACCACGGCGAAGTGGGTCAGCGCGTTGGAGCCGGCCGTACAGGCTCCGAACTGAATCAGCGCCGCGTTGACGAACGGGTTTGCTCCACCAGTCCAGGCCGATGCCTTGGTCAGCGCCACGCGGGCGTAGCCCGTGTAGTTCGCTTCGGCCGCCAGCGAGGCGGTTTCGGTAGGGTCAGCGGTGAACAGGGCCAGGTACTGGGTAGCGCCAGCCCGGTAGGCAGGGTCGGTTCCCTGCAAAAACATGGCCAGGGCGGCGAGTTCGGTGGTGTTTGAAAGGGACATGGTTTTCAGGCCTCGTAGGTGGTGGTGGTGCTGACAATCTCGTCTTTGGCGTCGCGCTGCACGGTTTGAACCGCCTTGCTGGGGTGCGTGTTGTTGACGGTCACGGGTGCGGGCTGCACCTCGTTGGTGATGTTGACGATGGGCGCGGCGCTTTCGGCCACCACCTGCACGGCGGCGGGCTGCACCTGGATCACCGGCGCGGCCTGGGCGGGCACATGCACATCCGCGGTGATGTTGACCACCGGCGCGGGCTGCGCCGCGGCTTCGGCGGCATGCATGTTGACGGTCACGTCGAGCGGGCGGGCGGCGGCCTGGGCAATGGCGCTGGCAAAGGTTTCGCCCTGCCCTTTCACCACGTCCGCCATCTGGCTGGCCAGCGCGCCGGTGGCGGCCTGCGCACGCGCAAAGCTGTTGCCCTGCCCGTTCACCACGTCGGCCAGGTGAGAGGCCATGGTGTCGGCCACCACCTGGGCGGCGTCGGGCGCCTGCACGTTGGCCGCGTTGTCGGGTATCCCGGCGGCCTCTTTTTCTTTTTTCCAGCGGCTTTGCTGCTCCAGCGTGTCGCCGGGGTTGCCGCCACGGCGCCGGATGACTTCGGGGCCGCTCACGTAGCAGCGGTCTTCCAGCTCACCCCAGGCCTTGGCCTCTTTCAGCGGGTCGATCCACGGCATGGCCGGCGGCATGTAGGCGGCGTCGTCCAGCGTGTCGGCGCGCACGCCGGCTCCGGGCTTCAGCAGGCCGGCCGCGATGGCCGTGGCGATGAACTGCTCGTACACCGGCTGCACGATGCGCCCGATGAACTCGTTGGCCAGCGTGCCGTAAATGGCGTAGCCCTCCACCAGCTCCTGGCGCTGCGCGCTGTAGGTGCCGTCATACGTGCGGGCGATGCTGCTGAAGGTGGGGCCGGCGCCCGCGGCAATGGCCTTGAGCTGGCCGCTGCGGTACGTCTCCAGATTCGGGTTCGGCCGGTTGGTGTCGATGGTGCCGATCTCTTCGCCCGGGCGCAGGTCGTCGAAGATCATGCCGGGTCGCATCTTCATGGCCCGGCTGGTCTCGCCATCCGCCGGCGCGGCGTAATCGTCCGGGCTGCCCTTCTTGATGAACGCGGCCATCGATGCGGCGATCTTGGCTGCCACGCGCTCGCTTTCCTCGTAATCCTTCAGGTCGTCGAAGCGGTTCAGCACGCTGGCAAACACGCTCACGCCGCGCATCTGGCGGATGCGGTGCACGTTCTTCAGGTGCAGCATGTTGGCCGCCGGGATGCGCTTGGTCTGCCCCGCGGCGTACAGCGTTCCCAGGTTGGCCGGGTCGCTCTTGTAGACGTGGTAGCCGGTGGGCGCGCCCCAGGCGTTCACCTCGACGCCCTGCACCACCTGCAGCGGCGCGGCGCCGTTCAGGTCCATCGGCACCAGGTCGGCCTCCAGCATCTCGATGCTGAATGGCACGCGGGTGCGGTGGTCCAGCGTGGGCAGGGTGCCGGCCACCATCTGGCTGAAGACCTCGCCGTCGCGCATCCAGCTTCGGCACAGCAGGCGCTGGGCGCTGGCCCAGTTGTGCTGGCGCGTCACCTCCGGGGCGGTGCACCAGTCTTTCCACAGCTCCAGGATCTGCTTGGCCAGCGCGTCGTCGATGGTGCCGTCGGCGCGGCGTGGCTGCGGCTCGATGCCGATGCCGGTGGGGCCCACGATGTTGTTCACCAGCGTGTTGAGCACGCCCAGCGCCAGGTCGTAGTTCTGCTCCAGGTGGCGGGCGATCTGGCGCAGCGTGGTGCCGGCGCGCAGCACGGCATCGTTGGCGCTGCCGGTCTCGCGCCGGTTCTTGTGCATGCGGCTGGGCACCGCGGCCTCGTAATAGGCCAGCACGCGGCGGGCGTGGGCGCGCTTCACGCCGGCGCCGGGGGCGATCCAGGCGACGATGCGGTCCGCCAGCGTGGGCGCCGCCGGGTTTGTGGCGCTGGCGCCTTTGCTGGGTTTGGCCATGGGTGGGGGTCAGTCCGAGAAGTCGGCCAGCTGGTGGCGCGGGTAGGGGCGCGGCGTGGCGCTCGATGTGGACGCAATCTCTGCGCGGATCGCCTGGCGCGCCTGCATCAGTTCGTCCATGGTGCGCAGCGTGACTTGTTTGCCGTCGGCGGTGCGCACGGTCAGTTCGCCAGAGGCGATGGCGGCATCAATGGCCGCGAGGTCGGTGGTGGTGAATGCCATGCGGCAAGGGTGCCCGGTGTGCTGTGCAAAATCTTAAATTTGTGCACGATCTGGCGCCGCCCGGCGCCGGCCTACTCCGGGTCCGTGCGCGGCGCCCACTCTTTCAGCGGGTCGATCTGCGCTGAAATGTCATTCAGGAAGATCACGCGCAGGCCGGTGGAAACGAGGTCTTCTGCAAAATACTTCTGAAGCGACGTTTGCACCGGCACCTCATAATGAAATTCGCCAGCGGCGGCGATGGCGGCGGCATACTCCGGCGCGTCGTTGATGTCGGGCAAGTCGGCCAGCACCAGGCGCGAGCCGAAGCGGTGGTCATCCGACAGGCGCTTGACGCTGAAGGTGCCGTCGGTGTTGGCCCCTACGTAATATCCCCGGCTCAGCATGTCACCCAGCACAACGTCTGAATTGGCCGTGGCGATGTATTCGCCTTTGCGGTCGATCAGGTTGTTGTTGTATTTGACCCAATTGAAGCCCTTTTCCCGCTTGCCGATTTCGCTATAGGTGTAGTCGCTGGCCTGCGGCGGGAGTGAAATCAGGTATCCGGCGGCGGGGTCGTGCGCAAACGTGCCATCTTCCAGCGGCGCCCACTTGAATTCCTTGTAACCAGACTCGCCCGCCGTCGATGCCTGAACGTGGATATTCTTGACCGTCACCGCGCCCTCGGTGGTGCGGCTGTCCATGTAATAAGGCCAGGAGTTGGGCGCGCTGCCGACTGTTGCGGTGGTGTCGATTTCGCCGTCCAGCCAGGTCTCGTCGGTGCGCTGGCTCATGGTGCCCTGCAGGCCGTCATAGTCCACCGTCAGCGTCGTGGTGGCCCATGCCGTGCCGGTCATGTTGTAGGGGTCCGGGTAGCCGCCTGTGCCGGGGTAGACAAAGGTGTGCTGCGACTCCTGCGTGATGGTGTACCTCATCAGCTTTGAGGCCATCACGAACGCGCCGGAAATATAGGGCGCATCGTAGCCGGCGGTGATGGCCGTGTAGATGTGCGAAACATCAGTGCCCATGTAAATTTCGCCAGTTGTGCCGGTGTTGTCGATCCACTGGTCTGACGCGCCACGATAGACCAGGACGGCCTTGGTGGCGTCCATCGGGTCCGTGGCGTCCAGCCGGTACACCAGCGTCAGGAACCGCTGGTAATTGTTGATGAAGCTGGGCTCTGTGTAGTCGCCTTCAATCTCGACCTCCAGATTGACCAGCACATGCAGGCCCAGGTCGCAGGGCTTGGGGTTGTCCAGAAAGCCCACCACCTTGGGTGCTGACCAGTCCTGCCCCTCGAACTTGACGATGCAGCGGTCGCCCACCTCGAACGCCCCGGCGTTGCAGGTCATGTAGACCACGGGCACGTTTTCAAGCGCCTCGGCCTGGTTCACGTCCAGCCCTTGGGCGGACGATACGGCGGGGGCCAGGGTTACGCTGGCGCGGTCCGTGCCCACGTTGAGAGCGGTGATCGTGCCCCATCGGTAGGTGGGCTTGAACTTTTGCC